TGAGCGCTCTATGAATCTCTCATTTTTACTAATAAGATTTGACTTACGCTTATTTAAATGAATTTACGTTACCTATACACGATTGCAAAATGGATCATCCCATGGCGATTTCGATTCGAACTATCAAAAGAAGTTCTTGATGATCGAAATTATATAGTCATGAGAAGTGCATTGAAATTCTTTTCAATGGACGAAGTAAAAGATGTTCTTAAAAATCGAAGATCTGACTTTAGCGATGAAGCAGTAATTGAAAATTTCAAACTTACTGAACAGCCAAAGCATGACATCCCGATTGATGGACACTTTCTCGCCGCTATAGAGTTAACCAGAACGATGTTTAAACCTAGTGAAACTTTGTTTCCTATCTCTTATCCTGATCTGAGGTATTATCCTTGGACCCTACCCGTTAGTGCAGAAGCACCATGGAATCTTAATGATTTCAAGTTTGTCCCTTTTCAGACGACTTATGACTGGCATGATGATAGATGGAGCCACTTTAAAAATAAAGTGAGCAAGTATTTTAGAACCAGTGAATGGCTGAGATACAAACAAGCGATGGGTATTATCACTGATGATAGTCCCAGATTTCACAATTTATATAACGAGATTTTCGTATATAATAGAGGCTTAATTCATGAAATAAAATATGGATCGAAACAATTTTGGACTGCTGATGGCAACCCAATTCCATATTACTGGAACACTTTACACTCAAGATCACACGTTGTCGCACAAGACGAAGCTGACAAGATCAGAGCTGTTTTCGGAGCACCTAAACTCCTATTAATGGCTGAAAATATGTTCGTTTGGCAACTGCAACGAATCTACCTCAATAATGATGAGGGTAGAATGTTATGGGGAAGAGAAATGATGAAAGGTGGATGGAGAAAACTGACCGACGAAATAAATCGCTCAGGCTCACCAAATACCGTTCTCAGTATTGATTGGTCACAATTTGATCGCCGAATGCTTTTTGCATTAATTACGGTGGTTCACTTGATCTGGAGAAGTTATTTTGACTTTTCACGATACCAACCAACCTCTTTTTACGTAGACCCAAGACCTAAGGACCCGAATCACATCGAAAGATTGTGGCGCTGGATGTGTTACAGCATCAAGTTCAACCCAATCCTCTTACCCGATGGAAGATTATTTCAATGGACCTACAATGGCTTTGGATCAGGCTACCAACAAACTCAATTGATGGATTCATTTGTGAATTGCATTATGATTTGTACTTGCTTGAGTTCGCTGGGAATTAATATTAATTCAAAGCGCTTCT